TAGATACCTGTTCAGTTAAGCCAGCATTGGTTGCAACAAGTCCATAGCTCAAATCGTTTACCTGTGTAAAGTCATTGGCCAGCATGGACTTATTACCGCCCATCTCAATATTAATAGGCACATTACCATTACTTAGGTAAGTTGGAATTGCAACACCTAGCCAGTTAGCATTACTTGAGTAATTGCCAGTTATTGTTGTAAATACAGAACTTAATGTAGAACCAACACTGCTAGTTGTTGTTGAAGCTGTAGCAAGTGGAGTTAAGTTACTGGTGCAGTATGCAGACCAGTTTGTTCTATTAGAATTATCAGTTACAGTCCAATATGTGCTTAGTACAGTTATTATGTTATTAGTTTGTGTAACTAACGATGCTGGAGCATAACCACTTGTGCCAGTACCTGTGCCAAGCAATGTAGTTTTCTGAGTAACGCCGTTGCCTAGGCTAGGGTACACAGAAGTTACGCTAGAACCAAGTACAGAAGTTGTAGTAGATCCACTAGTTGTTCCTTGAACAACATTGGCAATTACTGACTTCAAGTATGCAAACGCACTGACGTAAATGCTTAAAATTGCACTTGAAGATGTATTAGGGTTGGATACTGATCGACCTGTTAATGTATTGAAATAATTTGTTCCGTCAGTCCACCAGAAGTATTTTGTGCTAATGTTGTTAGTTTGACTATTACCGCCGTATAAAACGTCGTAAGTAATAGCATCAACAATATAACCCATATTTTGTTGAGCGACTAAAGGACTCCATCCTATAGTAGTTTGCAAGCTGTATTGTGATAGTGTTGATAGCCAAGCAACAACTTCTTGCTGAATAAATGTACGATTTATTTGAATTAAATTTGCAGCGTTTTTAGCATCTTGTAGGTTATACGAAACACCACTATAGATAGCCAACGGTGCAGGATAACTGATTGCTGAAGGTAGTGCAGTAATACCGTTGTTTATAATACTGTATACAAGTGCCACACGTTGATTAACACGGGTCAATGTTGCACTATCACTAATAACGTTGCCAATTAATTTTGGAATATATTGTATTCCAAGATTTAACAACACAGTGGCTAATCCACTAGTAACATTTTGTGTTTGTATATAAGTTAAACCAACACGAGAACTTTGATACGTTGTTCCTAATATTGCATCATAAACAACTGCGTTTAGAATCTCTTGGAAATAATTTCCACCTGACAAACTGTTTGCCAAGGACAAATAACTACTCAATGCTGTGAACGGAGTACCTGTATCAAGAATCAATCTAGATTGCGGAGCACCGATTGTGTATGTTGCACTGGCACTTGGTATAGCAGTCAATCCAGTCCATACAAACCCATTAATAAAGTTTGTGTTACTTAGCGTAATTGTATTTGTAGCGGCATCAATAGCTTTAATATAAATTGAAGGACTTGCGTTTGAAGGAATACCAGTTCCTGAAATATACTGTCCAACTTTCAAAGACGATACATTTGACAAGACCATTGTAAATCCACCAACAGTTGCTCCGCTGGCATAGGTTACTGTGCCAATAGGAACATTTGCATAGAAATCATACACTTGGTTGATTTGGTAACGGAATCCTTTTAGATAGAATGAACAAGGTGCTTGAGGAGGTCTCACATCGAGACCGCTGTTCACAGTTCCTTGTACGGTGATTAAACAGTTTGCACTGCCAATAATACCAGTGATTGCTACAGGAGTAGGTGCGCTGGTTGTTGTTTGGGCCTGACTAATTTGATAGCTGCCAACTCCACCAGTTGTTCCAGACAACTGTTGAACAATAGTTGGATTATTACCAATACCGGAACCACTGATGGTCATTCCGTTTGCAAATGGCGCAGTTCTGGATTGCACGCCTGTTATAACCAGTGTTGTGCCGCCGTTTATGTAACCTTGTCCAACTGCATTTGGAGGATAACTATCAACATAAACCACAGTACCGGCCACACGACCTGCCATACCGTCAATTAGTTGGCCGCCTGCAAATCGTTTAATATTAGTACTTTGCGCAAAACAACCGCTTTCTTGTGCGTAAGGTGATTTAGATTTAATCTGTCCTTCTGGATCAAGCACCATCATGAATCCACCGTGACCTTGTGCGCTGATGTTACTAATACGAGTAGCATCGTTTACAATGAACACGTCAACTTCGTTGTTTCTCTTTGGAGTACTGTTGATATCCAACGGATTAGTCAAATAATGTCTACCGTAATTGGTAGTACCATACAAGTGCCAGTTGGTTGATTTAATAGTTCCTGCTGTTGAGAACGGATATATTACTGTACAGTTTATCACATTGCCACTAACACTATCTACAACAGCTTTACCGGTGCTGATATTACCTAAGTTGGTAGCTGTGTTGGGTTGTCCTGCTAGATTAAGTGTTGTAACATTTTCATTTTGAACTACAATTGTGGCAACATTGTTTGAAACACTACATGTTGAAATTGTAAAAGTTCCATTATATGTAGTAGGAGTCATGCCGCTGACAATAATATTATCGCCAGTATTATAAGGAACAAGGGGCATAACTGAACTAGTCTGAGCAACAAAAGTCAATGTTACATACTGTTTGTTCTGAACTGTAGACACAGTTCCACTAGTAACATTATAAACAGATTCTGTCAATACTAGTCCTGACCATGCTGCTGGTGCTTGGCCGGATTCAAGTGTTATGGTAACAACTCCAGTTGTTCCGCTTAATGAAATATTAGAACTTATGTCGCTGGAATAATCTGTGCTGTAGTCTATTAATCCAATTTGCATTCCATCAAAGATACCGTCACGATAGAAAAACAAGCTGATCCATGGACTCTTACTAACTCGATTGATTGGACGAATAATTGTACGTCTAAAGTCGTCGCCTTTGATTGTGATGTTGGCAGATATTTTAATAGGATAGTCTTCGTAATAAATACCGCTTTCAACAAAAATGGTAATATTTTGAATTGCTACACTTTCAGCATAACTTAATGTTTCGCCTGGAATAAAGAATCCCGGTTGTAACATATTAACATTCATAGTATCGTAGGTTAAACTTCCTCCGGGGGTATAACTTAATATTACACCAGTGGCTCCTGAAGTTTCACCAATTAATATTTTTCCAGCTATAATATGACCAGAACCTGATTGACCTTGATCAACACTGCCTTGGCCACCGTTTATCATCTGTATAGTGTAGTAACCAGAACCAAATGTTCCTTTAGCTGCTGCACTTAAACCGTTTTGAATGATATTTAAAATTGTTGAATAGGACGCACTGGTTTGATTAACTGCATTGGAAAAATTTGTGTCGCTTGCAACAGTTGCCTTGCTACTATCTACAAAAAACGCTGAACTTAAACCATATGATAAACCGGTTGGAGTCCCAGCACTAGTTACAAGTGTTGACCCATTTAAATTTGTCAAAGTAAATGTTGTTGAGCCATTTGTTGCACTAATTAGATATGATGTTGGATTAGTATATCCAGTTATAGTTCCGCCACCGCCTTTGATGCCACTAATGGTTACAGTCTGTCCAACAGAAAGTGTTGCTGCATTACAACTAAATTGACCTTTAATTCCAGTAATAGCCACACCGCTAATTATTATACTAGCATAATAACTGTTTTGTACTATAGTACTTTGATAACGTAGTCTTGAAGTTTGTTTTAGAACTTGGTTGGACAGGCTTTGTGCAAATCTAATAGCATCAACAGTAGGATCTGCCTGCACTCCAGTAATGGCTTTAAGAGCAGAAGTATTTCTATAGTAAGAATTTCCAGCGTTGACTGTTTGATATGTAGCTGGAACTCCTGGAGTTCCAGTTACAAGGTCAATAGTTATAGCATCAACGATTAACCCTAGATCGCGATAGCAGGTAGATTCGTTGTAATTCAATCCACCAGTGTAGGTAGTAAGCAAATAATCAATAACATAGCTTGAAATACTTGCTGACGCATTGGTAATAATGTTCCAAGCACCCAATGGTTTAGATGTGTTAAACAAAATACCTGTATAAGATGTTAGCGATGGATACTGTATAACATAGGTATTAGTTGTTGTTGAAATTGTTGTGCTAGTAACACTTTGATAGTTAGCAACAACATCAAGCAATAGTCCAAACAGATTAGTTATATGTGTAGATGCGCCGCTGGCACTTGACCAACTCGATTGCCAAGTAGCTGGAGACAACGAATTGCCAGAGTATGTTGTAACTGAACTATTAGCAATTAATGATAAAACTTCATTTTGCAATTCTTGAATTGCTAGATAGCATTCACCGGATGATGAATTGTTTCTACCTGTAGCAAGTTGTAATGTGTCATTGTGCCAAAATTGTGAAGCCACATAAGCTATAGCGGAATTTCCAGTTTCTCCACCGTATGTTAAATCATAACAAATTGCTTCAAGAATGTATTTTACATCTCTTGCGCTTTGTGATCTGTTAAAAGCAGCTGACGGGAACGCATTTTCAATATATGCATTAATGTTAGCGGCAAGGAATCCATTACTTATATTGGCTACGATAACTCGTCTTGCATCATTGTTAGCTTCGATATTAGTATCTGTGTATAACGGTAAAGCAGGTCTTGCAGACAACCCGTAAGTCAGCATATCAAGAATTACATTGAATTTTGCATATATTGTGTTTTGTGTAGCAGGATTATCTGTAGGAGTTCCTAACAATGTCTTGTCAATAAATCCAGAAATACTTCTTAGGTAACCATTTGATCCAACTGCTTTTCCTCTTAGTGTTGTGATATTTCCAGAACTAACAGTAGTGATTAAATTAAACGCGGTGAGTAGATTACCCGAGCTAGGTAATGTAGGAGCGGTTCCGTATACTCCAATATTTGTATTTGAAGAAGTATTAAAAGCAACTACGTTTGCATTGTTTGTAAGTATGTTTACAATAGTTACCATGTTAGCGGCAATACTAGAAGTTGCAACTGACCCGCCTTGGTATGTTTCGTTAGTGTATTGGAAAATACTTTGTTGATAAACAATATCTGGTTTTAAATTTGCAACAATTTTTTGTGCAATCACTCCAAGATAATTCAAAGCTGCAATACATGCAGTTCGTTGGGTATCGCCAGCTAAGTAACTGCTTGAACCATCTGCTTGCCAGTATCTATTTCCAACATAGGTACTTTGACTATTGCCTCCGTATGTTAAATCATATACTAGCGCCAGAACATTAAATTCAATATCTCTCTTGCTTAGTAACTTGTTGTAGTCAAGTGATGAAAATTTAGATGTTAAAAATCCAGTAATTTCTGCTTGAATAAATGGTATGTTGTTTAACAATAATTGACCAGCACTAATCAGTCCAACGCTAGTATACGCAGATGCCGGGAAAGTTGGTGTTGGTAGATTTTCGTTCGCGTTCTCAGTTAGTATTGTTTTAATAATTAGCGCAGCATTTTTTTGCAAACTTGTAGTAACGCTAGAATTGTTTATCTTATTAATTAAATTATTAATTAAATTATTTTTAACAATAGTACCGCTACTTCCGCTACCTGTAGTTGCGCAAGCAAATTCAACAAATGTAGTTCCAACAGCAGTTACAGTCCAGTATCCATTGTTATTTGTATTAGCATCTGAGCTGTTATATCCGCTAGTACTTACACCAGCTACAATAATTTGTTCTCCAATTACAAACGGAATAGTCGATTGCTGAGCAAATTGAATAATGGCAGTAGTACCAGTTCCAGTAGCACTGGTGATACTGATACTTGTTGTATCCAATAAACTAACAATCTCTGTTGAATCAAAGTCTGCTACAGTACTGGTTTTACTATTGTTGGCATATGGAAAATATAAACCAATTAGTATACTTTGATAATTTGAACCTAAAGCAAAGTCGTAGCACAATGCATAAACAATTTTTTCTATATAATTTTCTAAGGCTGTATTGTTATTGTAGTCAACTGAGAAGTTTAAAATCTGATTACGGATTTGTATAACGGTATCTTGAATTTGAGATAAGTTATTTTTAATAATATCGCTGTTATAATCGTAGAAAAAGTTACTGGCCTTAGTTGTTACATTGTAAGTAGAATTTAAAGCCAAGTCATATGCAACTGCTGACACGATATCAGTAACAAATGTTGACCATCTAGTTTGGTCAAATTCAAATTTGTTTACGTATTTTTTATTCAAGTATGAAATTGTTTCAGCTTGTATAAATTTTCTATTATATTGCAACAAGCTGGATGCATCTAGGAAACCCTGTACTTGACTACTACCTTGTGTTAATCCAACAAGATATCCTTGAGATCTAGCTTGGTCAGTGTTAACAGTACTTTCAAATTGGTTTGGCCCAATAGTATAATAAATTTTCTGACGGTAAGGACCAGTTTCTAAAGCAGATAAGTTTATTAAATTATATGCTTGTAGTGCAGCTGCACCAACAGTTGCATAAGCATATTGCCATGCACGACCTTCTCGACCTATCGGAGTATTAGTTTGTAAATCATCGCCTTTGGTAGTAACATATAAATTTACACCACTGTAGTATGTGCTGTTGTCTACGTAATACTTTGTAGCAGCTTGTAAATCATCGTTGGAATTAACAACACCGGCACCGTTAAGTGGTGCCGGGTGATCACTAAGAGTTAATGCACCAGTCATAGTGTCGCCTATGCGTAGCACTAAATCTTGACGTTGTACAGCTTCTGTTGCAAGATAATTGCCACTTAGAGTTGAGTCGTATCCTGACACTCCTAGTTGCGGTGTTAATGGTTCGTCGCGAACTTTTAATGCTCCAACAATGGCTCCGTTGGAAACTTGTAAGTAATGATCGTTGGCATAACCAACCGTAATTGGCAATGTGTCTAAAGTTGTACTGATGTTGTTGGATACGTTATAAGCGTTAGAGTTGAACGCAGCAACCAATGCTTGACTTGGACTAACTAAGTTTACAATAGTAAACGCATTCACAGCATTTAAACTACCACCCAACGTTGGGTTCTGGTCAGCTTGTAAATTTGAAGTAGGTGGTCTAAAAATAATCTTGTTTGGATTGCTGGTATCAATTTCAAAAGCACCTGTACTTGCACCAACTTCGATTGTTCTAGCACTCAATCCGCCGCCTGTGGTAGCAGCCATGATAACTTGGTTGGCTGAATAGCTGGCTGGAGCGTCTGCCAAGTTTGTAAATTTAAGTGTACCACCACCACCAAATATAGCATAAAGTTCTGTAAAGTTAGTGTTAACTTTATTAAAACTTGTACGGATACTGTCACCAGTTCCGTCATTACCTTGTACGCCGATGTCAATTAGTTGTTGTGTCATTTATTAAACTCCGAAACTGCTACCGCAGCCGCATGTTGTTGTTGCATTGGGATTCTTTATATTAAAACTGCTGCCCATTAAATCTTCTTTATAATCTATTTCTGCACCTGATAGATACTGCATACTCATAGCATCTACCAGCACTTTGAATTCATCTAAGGGTATTTCAAAATCGTCTTCGTTGGCTATTTCGTCAAAAGTGAATCCATAACTGAATCCACTACATCCGCCGCCTTGCACAAATGTGCGCAACGATAAGTTAGGGTTTCCTTCTTCGTAGAGAAGATCTTTGATTTTTGACTTTGCTGATTCTGTAATTGTGATCACATTTGTGCCCTCGATATGGTATTTATCAAATGTATTTTATAACCTTAATGTAAATACAAGTATGTATATAGGTCAAGAATACTCACAACACAGCCATTATCGTACAAGCAAGTACGGTACAGTACACGCTTACCTGCGTAAAAAAACAGTTTTGATTTTTCGCTGTGATAGTTGCAGTGGAATTTTTAAACGTGACAAGGGCAATATGAATCCCAAGCGTTTAAATAATCTAGTCTATCATGTTTGCGGAAGTTGCGACCCCAAGCGATTTGCTCAAGAAAAGGGTGTCGAAGCACGTAAGGTATGGGACATGCCTGTTAGCAGTCTTAAGACGCTAGGCCAATTCGGGAACTTATAACGTTCCAGTTGATAATCTTCCACTGATTAGCAAGGTAACCTTTTTTGTCTGCTTGGTAGTCTAATGCCCAGGCATGTTCCCACCAGTCAATTATCAGCACAATGTCCATACGGATTTCGTGATTTTTAATAGTTTTGATTGTGCCGTTTCGTGCTAGATAAACCCATCCACTACCTTGCACCGCCATGGCTTCTTTTTGAAAAGCTTCTTTGAACTTGTCAAAAGTTTTAAAATGCTTGGTAATAAATTCACTGGCAGAGCCGTCTGGATCATTACTGCCGCTAGGTGCTTGGTATTGCGTGAACAATAAATCGTGTAAAAATGCACCTGCTTCATTAAAGTCAGCATCGCCCTCGCCGTTGTTAAAACGAGTTACATAGGACTTATACAACTTGCCATAATGATAGTCTATAGTGTCTTCGCTAACACTGGGCTCTAAATCATCGCGGCTATATGGCAACTTAGTTTGAGTTATAGTTTTGGGTGTTTTACCCTCGTTTAGCGTGATATGCTTAATAAAGTTGTACATAATGGTATTTATCTATAAATAATCTACAGGAGGAACAAATCATGTTCAAGCAAATTAAAGAGTTCTTTACAGGCAAACCAGCAGTAGTAGAGACACCGGTCGAAGCTGCACCTTATAAAGTAGAAGTAGCACCAGTGCCAGAAGTGGAAGTAGCACCAGTTGCGCCAGCACCTGCCGCTAAAAAAGCACCAGCTAAAAAAGCACCAGCTAAAAAAGCACCAGCTGTTAAAAAGCCACGTGCTCCTAAAGCAAAGTAAGTTTTTTAGCTTGTTCGTATAGAGCAAAGCTAGCAAGATTTTTGCCTTTAGACTCGCACATAATATCGTGCGTATCCAAAAAGCTCAAAGCCCACTCACTAACTTTTGTATTCCAATAAAAGTCAGAGTGTGCTCTGAGCTTTTGTTTTTTGTAGCCATCTTCGAGTAGAAGCTGTCGATCAGGCATCATAGTCGGATCAAAGTTTACAAGGTAGTCTTCACGACTGATGGAGTAATGCATAGTAGGACGAACATTGCGCCAGCTGTCAACGACCCGTGCAACACGGGCATCTCTAGGATCCAAGTAGCTCCCTTCTCGAATCCAAAAATGATGGACGTCAAGAACAATAGGTACAATATCGCTAATAGTGAGACAATCATCTAATCCCCATGAGTTTTCTTCGTTTTCAATTGTAATACAATTACGTGCTTCAGTGCTTAATTTCTTATAGGCCTTTCGAATGCCATCCGGGCCTTGCTTACCTGAGATATGTACATTGATCTTAAGATCCTGGAATGTTTTTCCGTAGCCCATATATCGTGCCATGTCTGCATGGTATTCAAATTCTGCAATCGAACGTTCAACAATTCCTGGATTTTCACTTGCAAGAACTGTAAACTGACCAGGATGAAAAGACAAGCGAACATTGTTAGCACGGGCAATATCTCCCACTCTTTTAAAATGTGTTTCGCAGTATGATACTACATCAGTCTTTCGCCAGTAACTAGCAAAGTCGGCGTGAGTATAAGCAGGAAGGAGATCACTGGAAATCCTAACCATCCTAAGATGCGGGTCGAGTGTGCTAACACGTTCTACCAACTTACGGGTTGCTTCGATATTGCCTACCATTAAGTCCCACAACCTTTGCTCTGCTTGATCTCTTGATTGTCGGTTTAACCAACTAATGGTAGTCGTACCAGTGTTGTATTGTTTAGCGTCATCGTTTTTATCAATGCCGTTGACTTGATGAGGAAAGTCGATCCATTTACATGCGAAGCCTATACGTTTCATTACCAATGCCTTATGACGCCTGCGATTATAAAAAAGTTTGTGATAATGTATATTAACACAATCAGCGTTCTAATGCAAGCAATTCGGTCCGATTCCTCGTCCGAACTGCCTGCTT